AGTATATATTTCATCGCGATTTATTATCATATCATAATCTTCTAATAACTGTTTTTTAGGCAATTTGTTTTTTTTTAAAGAAAAATCATAATAACTAAATCCATAATCAGCTATTACAATTAAATAACCTTTGTTTTTAATATAGACACTTTTATTATTTATAATATAGTGAAAATAATCATTATCACTAAAAGTTATTTTTTTATAATAAAAATTTTTATATTGTGAATCATCGTGTACAGCTTTTAAAATTTTATGAAAAGATAATATTGATATATAAATTTGTGCATGAATACTTAATAAAATATCGTCATCATTATAATCAGATAATAAATTTTCTACATTTCCATCAAACATTTCCATAATTAATATAGAATATTTGTTTTCTAAAAGAAATCTAGTGCTATCAAACATATCATTATTATTTTTTGAATCAGAACATAATAAATTTTGGTGAAGAATTATAAAATGCGGTGTAATACCATTTAAAACATATTTTGATGACTTCTTCATGAAATTAATTTCATTAACAGATACGCTCATAATTTTTAATATATAAGAAATATTATTAATTTTATTAGTTGCTTTAAATACAATAGATGTTGCTCCATAATCAATAGGGTTATTTTCTAATACAATTTCTGAATTATTAATATGAATAATATTATTAACTGATACTATACATTTATCATCAGGATTTTTTAAAAAATGAAAATATTTTTTACGATTTTTCATATAATCATTATACTTTTTTATACCTTCTAAAGAAGAACTATTGGATGAAGATCTTTTTATTTTATATTTTTTTATATCTTTTTTAGAAGAACTATTAGATGAAGATCTTTTTCTTTTATATTTTTTTATACCTTCTTTAGAAAAACTATTGGGTGAAGATCTTTTATCTTTTATTATTTTATTAGATTTTGAAAGCATATTTATATTTAATATACTTTGCTTCTATTCTAATATAATATTCTTTTACTTATTTTTATAAAAATTGATAATTATACTAATACAATATATTAGATATGTTCTGCAAACATTGTTATTGTTATTGTGATAAATTAGTTAAATATAAAAATGCTAATATTTGTACATTTTGTCATAGTATTTATATAGCTAAATGTGATACATGTGGTCTTGATTGTAATGATACTTGTCTTGAATTATTTTCTAAAGTTTTAAAAATTGAATAATATCTTTTTACATATAAAAATTGAATATTAATATTTATAAAATAATAAATAAATGTTTAATAATTCACTTTTTACATTATACGATAATAATATAAGCGATAGATATAAATATTATTATGAATATGCTATTAAAAATCTATATTATAATAAATATGAGTTAGAAAAACAAAAGACAAGTAATAATAAATTAAAACATAAGAACAAAATGCTAAAAGAAGAGAATAAGAATTTACATAAACTTATTATAAAATTATCAAATAATTCATGTAAAAATATTATTTCAGAAAATGATAATGATAATGATAATGAAATATTTGAATTCATATAAAAAATGATTATAATAATATCATAATAATATTATAATGAATAATAAATCGCCTTTAAGATATCCTGGTGGTAAAACAAGAGCTTGTAAAATAATTGATAGTATTTTTAGAAAATATTATAATACAGATGATTTTACATCACTACAATCACCATTCTTTGGCGGTGGTTCTATTGAATTTTATTTACAAAATAAATATAAATACAAAATAATTGCTAATGATAAATTTCAACCTTTATATAATTTTTGGCTTCAAAGCAAGAATAATAATATAGAACTTTGTAATGAATTAGAAAAAAACATGGATGTTACCAAAGAATCTTTTATGAATTATAGAAAAAATATCTTAGAATGCGATAATATGATTGAAAAAGCTATGTTCTATTTTATAATAAATAGATGTTCTTTTAGTGGTGCAACATTATCAGGAGGATTTTCTTTAGAAGCAAGTAAAAAAAGGTATACATCATCATCTATAAAAAGAATTAAAGAATTAAATTTATCTGATATTACTTTTCATAATTTAGACTTTTCGGATTTTTTAGATAATACACCTGATGATAGTACATTTATATTTCTAGATCCTCCTTATTATCTAGAAAAATCTAATCTATATGGAAGTAATGGAGATATGCACGAAAATTTTAATCATAAAGGACTATATGATATAATTAAAAATAAAAAAAATTGGATAATGACATATAACAATTGTGATTATATTAGAGAATTATACAAAGAAAATATTATTATTGATGCTGAATGGAGTTATGGTATGAATAAAAACAAAAAATCATCAGAAATCATTATATTATCTATTCTTAATTAAGAATTATATATTAAATTAATTGGTAAATTTTTAATATCATCTAAACTATATTGACTATTTTCTAATAATTTTATATTTACTGGTTGGGGAGATAATGTAACTGATAAACTACAAAATCCTTTACTATTTTTTGTACTATGTATTTTAATTCTTAATCTTAATCTTTGTTCACATATAAATTCAGGAACATTAAATTCGCATATATCTTCACCTAGATGATAAAGACCTTTATTTGATATTTGTATATAATAACAATTTTTAGCTCTATATAAATCTCTTATAGTTGTATTAGGACATTCAAAATACACATCATTATAATCTGTTGTATTTTTTTTTATATTTTTCCATTCAGAATAAGTGATATCGTTGTTTATAAATGGTGGAATATTTCCATTAAATAACCTATACTTTGCTATTAAATCTTCTAAAATTTGTTTAGATTGCGATGGTATTTTATTTTTATTACTCCCGACCCATCTTTCTAATACGTTATCATATTTTAAAGAACATTGCATCCAATCAGGTGTTTTACATTTTTTAATTTCTATTGGAATATCATTGTCTTTATGTAAATTACATTCAATATCATTTATAGAACTACATCCTCCTAATTCTGATATTTTTTGAGTATTAAAAATATTACAATTAATAGTGCAATTTTTAACAATATTATATATAATGATCTCGTATTTTTTACCTTCTTTTGAACATAATGAACCTGTCTTTTTTATAATTTCTATCTTATTTATCTTATTATTCATAATATAATAATACTAATATTATATACTCATTTTTTGCGTATATTAAATAAAAAAATAAATTATACAGTTCTATAATAATAGATATCATTTACTACTTGTTTATTTTTACACATTCTGCTAAGCTTTGCTGATGGAATATTTTCAATTTGTGCTGCTTTTGCAATAGTAGTCCATGAATCAACAACTTCATTTGATACAATATCTACCTTTTCAACAGTTTTGGCAGTAGCGCCTCTCATCATCTTAACATATGGTATATCTTTTTTAAGTGAAAACCCATAATAACCTGAACCATTACCACTATCACACCATACATTAGCCTTTAACAATAATTTAGATTCATTAAGAAATTCTTTAAGACCTTTTATTTCAGTATCACTTACATCAATATCATTTATTCTTTTTTGCCATGCTATATATTCTTTTTTAACATCAGCAAATAGAACTTTATTACTTGGTGATAATACACAATTATTGAATAGAAATGTTTCATATTTTGTTGGTGATACAGGTGGAATATATGGTTCTTCTGAAATTAATTTAACACCCGCATAACCATTTACAACACCTTCTTTATCTTGTATTTGAAGTCTAATAGGTTTAAAAATGTCTTTAAGATAATCTAAAAGATCTAAATATACCTCTTTAGATGAATTTCTAGCCCAAATACGATATTTTCCTATAATATCAACCGAAGATACTTGAGCTTCTTTATCAATTATACAGCATTTTTGAATAAAATTATTAAAGTTTTCAATATTTTTAGGAGGTTCTTTTTTAATTCTAAAAGGCTTAATATCTTCTTCATTATTAGTTTCTATTTCTTCAATAATAGCATCTGTTTGAACAGACATATCATAATGTAGTATTTTTTTATCTGAAATAACATTATCAATTAGATATAATTCTTTGCCTACAATTTCTGAAAGATTATTATATCTATTAACTGACTTTGTTAATTTTAGTGAAGAATTAACATGTTTTAACCATAGAATAGCTTCATCTACTGGAAGCTCAAAACATTCTGACTTTACAAGATATCCTGCTTCTGTTAATAAATGATGTAGCCATTTTTCAGCAAATTTTAAGCTAGATTTAAAAATCTCTTCTTGATAAACAATTACACCATTGGGATGCGATGTTGTGTATGATTTCACTCTTTCTTGTAAATTATCAGTAAGCCCTATTTTTAATATAGGTGTTTTATTTTTATTACGAATGTCAGTATTATAAATATAAATTACAGATCGTTTATTATCTGATAGTCTTTCATGGTCTTCTAATAGTTTATTTTTTTCAATATTATGTAAATTGTCCTTATAAATAAGATAATATTCATTAATATCATCTTTTAATTGTGATAAATAAGAGCATAATACTAATTCACTATCATATTTAATGAGCATTTTATTAAAGGCTTTAAGAGTGAATATATATTCATTTGCTGTTTTATTTTTATAAACACAATAATCAATATCTTCTTTAAGATAATCTTCAAAAAATCTTTTAAAATTAAAATTATTATAATACTGTATCCATTTTCTAATTGTTACACTATTAACTACATATATAGAATTGGTAAAAAATATCATATAAAAATCAGTTACAAATTTTTTTTGCTCTTTATTAGTAACTTTATTATCTAAAAATTCTAATAGTTTATTATGTTCATCGGAATTACTTATAATATTATTCATTATAATCTATAACATATATAGATGTATAGTCTTATATAGTTTTTATAAAATATTTTTATAACTGCTCATATATTAATATTTCTACTCGGTTTTTATTATAGCTACTCATTAAAATTATAATTTTAAATTATATTAAAAAATTTACACAATTTTTAGGTTATAATATAATGGATTAGTTTCATATCTACTCCAAAATTAACAACACTCCTCTTATTTTATCATTACCATAAATGATATGAGTTTTACTATATATTGTAATATAAATAAAAGATTATTAAGGTGTTAAAACATTTTTATAGTATATAAAATAAACAAATAAACCGTAAAAAATTAGATTATATGCTATCAAACATGTACCTAAAGATATAACAACAGTTCTATTTATAGTTATTTCCATATTTATAATATAATAAGCTATTATACTTATATATTATCTACGACCATGATGTGTTTTATTTACTTTAATAACTTTACCATTTTTCTTCTTATTAAAAACCCCCATATCAAACGGTTCTTCTTCTTGATCTTCATCTATTATTCCCATCGCTCTGCGTTGGTCTTCTAAAGACTGCATATCCCATAATTCATTAGAACACATCCTAAAATTAGTTTCACTTGCCTTATACCAGAACACCTGATCCTCTAGCTTATTACTCTGAACCTTATTATCTATTACAAGGCACTCAAAGTTCTCTGTCGTCTGATTCATAACCTGATTAAAAGCATCAAATGTAGGAAACATACCAGCATAATGATGATATATTTTTTCACGCTCTTTCATGATATTATTTCTGAATATAAAAACATAATCTACATTTGAACGCAAAACAGGAGGCAATCCAAGAGCGTGCTGCATTGTAATTAAAAAGAAGATTTTATAATGCCTTCCGTTCATGAATATAGAACGTATATTTTTATCAGATGGCCATTTTTTATCATAAAGACAATCGTCTAAAATTAAAAAAGCTCTAGGATCTATAGAAGAAACCCCTCCTCTTTGCATCTCTAATTTTCTCTGTCCGCTAATATTAATTTGTCTGTCTAAAAATTTTTTAATTGTTTTTTCTTCACATTCGTCATATATAAGCATCTTCGGTATAAATTTTTCAAAATAACCATTGGCTTTCTCAGTAGGACTTATAACAACTCCAACTGGTATATCGCGATGATAATTTAAAATATCTTTCATACAAAATGATTTACCAGTATTTCTTTTTCCTATAAAAACCACAACAGAATCATTTTTTATATTAGCAGGATCAAATTTTTTTAATTCTAATTTCATAATAAGGTTATTATATATATACGTTATAGACATTTATTTTTTAGATTTTTTTACGTGTACAGAACTTGTTTCACTCTCATAATCTGAATTATCATCTGAACTATCACTTGTGTCATCACTATCGTATATATTATCATCAGATTTTTCATTATCACTCGTTGGTTCAAAACCATGTTTTATAGGATCATTGATCCTTTTTAACATTGTAGGGTCTATTTTAGAACTATTCTTTATTTTAATCTCTTTCTTTGTATCTTTTTTCATATTATCTTCAAAACCCATATTAAAAATACCCATTATATCTGTGTCATCTCCATTATCTAATATATAATAAAATATAATAGTATTTAATAATAATATCATAAAGAATACTACTAAATTATTCATAGTAAATAAATGAACATTAACATCATATTCATCTTCTGTATTAAGTCTCTTATTTTTTTCAACATATTGAATAATCATAAAGAATACTAATGATAATATAAATGAATAAAGTAAATAATACATAATCTATAATCAATATTTTATTATAAATATAAAAATAATAACGCGATAAACTAAACTTTTATTTTTATACATCTGCCTGTTTTAGGATTTATTATTTTACCATCAGGACATATCTTTATTTTAACAATACTTGGATCCTTAATACATCTTCCCGTTTTAGGATTTATTATTTTACCACTTGGACAATCTATTATTTTTTTTACAGATTTTCTTTTTATTTCTCTAGGTTCTTTATCAAAACAATTATTAATATGATCTATTATTGTTAATTTTTTATTAGTTTCTTTATGAATTTTTTTTATTTTTTTAACAGTTTCTTTTATATCTTTATTAATCTCTTTAATCTCTTTTTTATTTAAATTTTTATTATTGAATAATTCTTCATCCAGATCTATTAATTTATTTTCAAGATCTTCTAATACCTCATTTTTTTTATTCACAGTATCTAATTTAACTATTATATCATTTATAATAGGATAGGCAAATTGACTAACATCATTAGATCTATCAATATAACTTACAAGTCCTGCAGAATTATTTAAAAATTTAATTGCACCATCGTCTGTAAATATACCATCATCTTTACAATAATTTTTTTTAAATTCGTTAAAATCTTCTGGAAATTGCTGTTTTTTTTCTATCATTAAATTAAGTATTTTAATAACACTCATTGTATCTTCTGTTATAGGTGTGGCACTCATTAATAATAATTTTAAAGAATTTTTACCAGATTTATCATATGAATTTTGTATCATAGTTTGTAAAACTTGCGGATCTGGTTTTTCTAAAGTTGACTAAGAATTGCTATATATTTTATGTATCTCATCAATTATTATTAATGTCTTTTTAAAAGGATCTTCTTTACCATTACGTTTTACCATTTCTTCATAATATTTATTTTTTCCTTGTATCATATTTGTAAACTGTTTATAAGATATAGGTTGTATCCAATTTTCTCCTAATAATTTCATTCTTTCTCCACGAGTAGACGGTATTTTTAATCCTTTATTAACTTTTTCTTGAATTATAACATTACATATTTTATCAAACATATTCTTCCATATATCTTCTTTTAATGTATGTCTTGTTACCCATAAAATAGTATAACCCATTTTATCAAATGTAGATGTTGCTGTAGCAATTGCTGTACATGTTTTACCAGAACCAACACTATGATATAATAAAAATCCTTTATATGGTGATTCTGGTGTTAAAAAATCTTTAACAAATTTTTGTGTATTTGTATATTTAATTATAGATGATTCATTATTATTTTCAATACATTTATTTTTAATCTCTAATTTATCCCATATATATGCTTTAAAATGTTTTTTTATATAATTATTTAAATCTATATAATTTAATTTAGTTTTAGGAGGTTCGGCTTTATATTCTAAATCTTTGAACATATTTATAAAATTTACTGCATCTTTATAGTTATTTTTATGTATTGAATATTTTCTTCTATATATTTCTAATGATTTTGATATATCCTTTTCATATATTTTTAAAAATTTAATAGGTTGTTTTAATAGGGTATTAATAGTATTACAAAATTGAGCTTCTTTAGAAATTAAAGAACATAATAGTTCTTTAGAATTTTTATCATTTAATGCTTTAGTTAATTCTGGTTTTTCAATATGAAGTGCAGCAACAATTAATAAACCATTATCTATATTTTCTAAATCATCGGAGCATCCTTTTTTACAATCAATTTTTTTATCATTTGTAAAAATCTTTCCTTTAATAATATTGAAAATAAAATTCTTATCTTTTTTAGTAGATTTATCTGATTTATTTAATATATTAGTCATTTTAATAAATCTATTATTTTTAAAATTATGTATGTTTTCTGTTAATGGAATATCAACAGCACTAGCAATTAATAAATCTTCTATATCTGCTGTAAAATTCAAAGAACTTATATTTATATTGCTATTTTTTAAATATAATTGATGAACACTTTCATCATCATTATACATCATATTATATCTAAAAACATTTAATTGCCAACCTTTAGAAGGTATAAAAGGAAGACCCGCTTGACCACAATATCGTGTTCCTCTTCCAATTACTTGTGTCTGTTCTGATTTTGTTATTAATGGTTCTAATAAATGAATATATTTAACATCAAATACATCTATACCTTCCTTGAAACCACTGTCTAATACTAAAAAACGTATATTTTTGCCAAAAATATTATCGGGGCGTTTATTTAATTCTTGTAAAATATTTTTTTTCAAACCAACTGTTAATGGTTTTTTATAAACTGTTGATGTTGTTAATAAGGCAAAAGATTTATCATTTTCTAGATCTTTATTATCTATCATTTTTAAACCATTATTATATACAAGATTAAATCCATCAGCTATCAATACAGATGCTATCATTTTAGCACCATACACACCCGCAACATCACTATATATAATATGCTTATTTAATGTTCCAGTATCTCTAAGATCTTTTTCATCTAATTCTTTTATTTTTTTAAGCATTACATTCATTTTAGGAGATATTAAAGCCAAATTAGCATTAATAGTATTTTTATTAAAAGATGATGTATCAAATTTATATTCAGCTTTTAATTTAGACCATGTACTTGTGTTTCTAATACATTTAGCAGTTTTATTGGTTATTACCATATCTACATAATATAAATATTTAATAATATTAGATGACAGAAATTGAAGAATTACTATCTTTAGATTGTAAAAATATTAATAAATTTACTTTAGAAGGTCTTATAAAAACAGCAAAAGTTGTTAAAGTATATGATGGAGATACTATAACTGTTATATTCAAACATAAAGACGAATATAATAAATGGAACTGTAGAATTTATGGAATTGATACTCCTGAAATAAGAACAAAAAATCCCGAAGAAAAAAAAGCAGCTATTTTAGCAAGAGATTTCCTTAAAGATTTAATATTAGAAAAAATTGTACAAATTGAATGTCTTGGTTTTGATAAATATGGTAGATTATTAACTAATGTTTTTTATGATGATAAAAATGTTATGAAAACTATGATTGAAAATAAATTTGGAAAACTATATTTTGGTGGAACAAAAGAATCTTTTTAATTCATATAATATGCTTTTTTAATTTTATATTTTTCAATTAATTTTCTACATTTTTCACACGGGGGTGATGTTTGAAAATTAAATTCTTCATAACTATCATAGTCATTTAGAATTCTTGATATGTATATATCGCTCTTTGATAGAAGTTTCTTATTACCATTTTTTATAGCATTTATAATTGCGTCATTTTCAGCATGAACATTTTGTAGAATTTTTCTTTCTTTATTAATATAATTGTGAGTTCTGGTATAATAATCAATAGAATGATTGTGTCCAATTCCTATTATTTTATTATTATATACTATTACGGCTCCAAAATTTTTATGCATATTAGATTTTTGTGCATCAATTGAAGCAATATGAAAATAATTAATATGTTTTTTTTTCATAAATCTTTTACATGTATCCTGCAAACAATCTCCAGAACATTTCATAATTAGATTTTTGATTATCTTGATAATATTAATCACTAAAAATGATCAAATTTTTTAATATAATAGAAAAAAATTGATCATTTCTATATAATATTATTATCATTCTCATTATGAATTATATAAAATTATTATGTATTATTGTATTATGTATAATACTATTCAATATAAATAGTATATATTATGATGTATCTAAATATGATGTTAATAAATTTACAAAAAAACAACTAATCCAAAAAAAATGGAGATGTATAGATTATTATTATAATGAACATTATTATACAAAAGGCGATATTGGAAAATATAAATATTTAGAAAGATCATGTAATAAGTATAAATATGATTATATAAATTTTATATTGGAAAGAAGTAATATATTATTCTATAATTTTATTATAAAAATTATAATATATACAATAATAATATATTTCTATTATTCAATAGTATTATGAAAAATTTTAATATTAAAAATATATCAAAATTATTAGAAAATACTCATACATCAAATATCTCCGATAAAGAAGATACCATATCGGGTAATAGTTTTTCAATAAAATCAGAAAAATCAAATGATAATATGTCAATTATTAATAATACAAATATTCCGCAAATACCAAAAAACAATAAAAAACAAGAAAATTATACAATTAATACTTTTTCTAATGAAAATAAAATTCCAATTACTACTCCTATATTAAAATATAATAAACCAGAATTTATCAATACTAGTATGATTAATAAAAAAACATCTATATCTGATAATAATCAATATAAAAACCCTGATTTAAATACTCCAAGTATAACAATTCCATCATCTCCATTATTAATTAATAATAATAATTCATTTTCTAGAACTACTTCAAATGAATATAATTTAAAATATAATGTAGAAGAAGACGATGATGAATATGATAAGAAAGATCCTCTTATAAGAAAAATTTTTAAATATAAAGAAAAACTTGATAAAAATTTATTTATATTAAGCGTTAAATATGATAGAATATGTTACAAATATAATACAATATCTCTAACTATTATGATTTTATCTACAATATCTACTTTTATTGAAGCAGCGCGATTAACATTAACAGAATATTTAAGAAATAATGAAAATAACCTAATTATTGATACAGATGTTTTTACATTATCTATAAATATTTTAATGCTTGTATTAGGTACAGTTATAACAATTTTAAGTAGTATAGTACGTTTTAAAAATTATAGAGAAATTATGGAAAAACTTAAAAATTATCAAAATATAATAGTAAAATATAAAATTCTTTATGATAAACAAATTGATATTATTAAAATGTTTAAATCCAATAATAGAGAAATAGATGATGAAACATTTAAAGAATTAACAAATAAATTAAAAGAATATAATAAAGAAGTTAATGAAAATGTAAATTTAATAGAAGATATTAGAAACGATGATAAGGTTAAATTACAACAATTTAAACATAGTTTTGATATTAAATTGGAAAAAATGAAACAAAAAAGAAATATAGAGTTATTAAAAAATAAAAATAATGCTGAAATTAAAAAGAACATTTTAAATAATGAAAAAGAACTTGAATTGATAAAACTAAAAGTTTTAAAAAATAAAAATAATTCAAAATATGAAAAATATAATTTATATAATGATACAGATAATGATAGTAAAAAAAATAATAAAAAAGAAGGAACAATTGTTACAATGTCTAATTTTGATATTGTATCTAATGTTTAATAATCTCATTAGTAGATTTATTTAATGAAAATTTTGTATAAACACCTTATTGTAGAAAGTACATAATTTTATATTTTCTAAAATATATATAACTTTCTTAAAAATTTGAAAAATAAAAATTATGTACTCTTCATAAAAAAATAAGACTTAAATAATTTTCCATTTATAACCATTATAGATTGAATTGTTTTTACAATGTCTTTTAATAGTTTTAGGTGCTATTTTTAATTCTTTAATTAAATCAGAAAGTGAAAGATGAACTTTAACTATTTCATCAGTATCAGGGTTTATTTGATAAATTTTTCTTGCTTTTAGCTTCTCTGTAATAATTGGTAATTCATTAGTCTCTAAATATTTATTTTGAATTTTTTCTTCTACCATATCCCATAATATGAAATATTTATTTGATAATATAGTCTTATAATTAACCGCTCTGCTCATCGCTGATACTGTTTGTCCAATAAAAGTTGCCGCATCCTTCTGCTTTATAAAAAGTTTTTCAACTTCTGTCATATCATTATTTAACATTGCTATAAATCCTTCTAGTTTATGTCTTGGTGTAATAGAACTTCCAATATCTTTAACTTCATTTGAATTTGGATCATTTCTATTTACTAAATGCCATCTATAACCTTTATAAATTTCTTTTTTCTTACATGCATTCTTAATACTTGTAAATGAAGTTCCTTCCATATTTCTTGTTGCATCTGTAATACCATTATAAACATATAGTAAATTGTTTGTATCATTTCCATCATATACTTGAACATAATGACCACAATCTTTAATTTCTCTCTTTTTTACTATATTATTGTTAATAATAGGTGTATTTTGAGTTTCTCTAGGTATGATAATAGGAATATTGATTGGAATATTAACAACTTCTTGAATATAATTGTCTTCAATAGCATCTTTAAATGGTATAGTTTGTCTTAATTTATAATGTTCATTAAGTTTATCAAAAAACTCTGGGTTTTCATAGAGTTTATTATTAAATTCAATTTCCTTTTCTTTAATTTTACATAATAATCTAAATAATTCAGGCTCATTAGTAATAAGACTTATCTCTTTTTCTTTTAATTCTAATTCTTTTATTTTAAGTTGTAATTCTAATGATTTGTTATTTTCTTTTATAGTATCTATATTTTTACCATTATATTTATATATGTTATTATCTATAATTCTTTTAATTTTTTCATAATTAATATCATTGATACGATATGTTTCAATTGATGTTGCCTTATTATTAATCAATTCAGTATATTTATATTGAGAAATATATGGATTACTATGTAAAAACTTTTCAAAGTTGTTATTATCTTCACATGGATATACACTCATTATTACTAATTGGTCTTTATTACAATACAAAGATGCAATCTTACTTGTTCTATCTGTTAAATATTCTGTTTTTCCAATTTTAATAATATATGTGCCATCATCAAAAGATTGTAATTTCATAATATAAACAACACTCTGTTTATTGAAAGCGTTTTTGAAGTTTTTATTTAATTTTTCATTATGTTCTTTATCCTTACTCTCTAATTGTTTTTTTATTTCTTGGTTTTTATTTTCCAATTGTAATTTGACTTCTTCGCATTCATCTAAAATCGTATCTTGAAGCAATTCTTCTAATTTAATAAAGTATTCATGTATTTCATTTGCTTTTTTTGTTCCTGATTTAATACAAAGTAGTTTAAAACATTTTACAGTAAGAAGAACTGTAATTTTATTAGCACCACCTCGTCCTTCTTTTTGCTTTCTTTTCAAAGAAAGTAAAGATTTATCTTTTTTTGATTCGCTTGTTTCAGCAAATGAATAATCAATACCTTCTTTAAATGATTTTTCTAATAATTCTTTAGCTCTTATCTTTTGACTAAATCCTAACCATTCCCATATATCATCTAAAGATACTACAAAATCGTCCTTATTACAGTTTAAATATAAATAAAAGCTTGATATAAATAATTGTTGTTCTGTTTCTGTAAAAGTCTCTTTAATTTTTGTAAGTAATTTATTATTATATGTATTTGATAATTTTGTAATAGGATTTTTTTTTATTATATCAATTATATTAAGTATTTCTGTATGCATTTTTATATATAAAATGATATAACTTTATATCAACTTTTATTTTCAAAAGCAAAAGTTAAAAAGAAGGGTTTAAATATTTAACTATACTATATAATAGTATAGATAGTATCCATACTATATATGACATGAAAAAATAAATTAATAAGACCATTTATATCCTTTATAAACTTCATCATCTTTAATAACTTGTTTGATTTTTGTTGGTCCAATTTGTAATTTAGAGCGAAGCTCTGTAAATGAGTTATATATCTCCATCACTTCATTTGTGATAGGATTTATTTGTTTAACTTTTTTAGAATTAAATTTTCTATTATTTTCTGGTAATTTATTATTTTCTAAATATTTATTCTTTTGTTCTTCTGTGCATTTACTAAAAAAATTAAAACGATGACCTTTACATAATGCATTATTTTTAATAGAATTATATATACTACTTGTTGTAGATAGATGTCTGCTTTTTGCTGCTTCACTTTGACTTTCAAATACATTAATGATATATTTATTATCAATATCTAACATCGCTATAAAATCAATAGGAATTCTTCTAATTGTTGTATTATTTTCTCCAATATCTTGAATAGTATTATCTGGTAATTCTTTATCTAAATAAACCCATCTATGTCCTCTATATTCTATTTTTTTATTAATAGCAAATTTTAGTCCTCCTTCTGATAAATTCTCACTAACATCTGTTCTAATAGCATTAGTTAAACCTGTAAAAGTATTAACTAATTTACCATCTGGTGTATATTTTTGAATTTTTCTTCCATTTGTTTTTATTTTTTTAATTTCTTGTTTAAAAGGTACATTATTTTCTTTAATAATTGTAATAGGTAAATTATGTTGTTCTTGTAATCTTTGTAATTGTAATAATTCTAAATCTTTTTGTTCTTTAATTCTTTTGATTTCATTTTCTTGTTGTGCTAATATAAAGTAGTGTTCTTCTGTAAATCCTTGATAATCTTTTTGTTTTTTAACAGCAATTTGTTGTATATCTCTATAAATATCTTTTGTAATACAAAATGTTTCTGTTGAAATTTTGCCATTAATATCTTCTTTATAAGCATATTGTGATATAAATTGATTTTTTAATAATGATTCTTCATATAAATTAGCCCTATTTGATTCAAAAAAATCTAATAAAATAAAATTACCAAAATCTTTTTTATTATCTTTTGAACGTTGTTTAATATCACATGTATAACCAATTTTAATAATATAATTTGTATCATCAAATTCTTTTACTTTTCCAATATAAACACCTGGTATTTTTACCCAGTCATTAATTAAAAGGTCGTGTCTTTGTTTTTCTAATTCTGCTTTATGATTATCAATTGTTTCTTTTAGAGATTTTTCTAATTCATATTTACCATTTAATCTAATCTCTTTTACAACTGTAGCAATCCATTTTTGAAATTTTCTTGCTTTTTCTTTACGAGACATTCCAAGAAGACGATATAAACCTATTTCTGTAAGGAATATTACATTTTGATTACCACCAAGGGTGTCAGTACTACTGACTACCTTTTCATCCTCATCTAAATTTTTAATAGTTTCGCGAATATTTTTAAGTCCTAATAATTTTCCAATTTGATTTGCTTGAAATAAAGGTTCATCAATAGTACCTTTTATATTAATTTCAATATTTTCTTCATTATCCATGAACAGTTTGATAATATCCATTCTTTTCATACATATACTATATGTGTGTTATCTTTATATATTTTTTATAAATGGATATAGTCTTATTACGATATGGTTGTATAAGTATATTGATAAGTATACAACCATATTGCTAAACTTTCATATACTTAAAATAACAATGTCACTAGTATGCATATCTTTTTAATATTTAATTAAAAATGAAAAAATAACACGAGAATGATGTTTAATTTGAATAAGCAAGACCACCCATACCAGAGAGGATACGGAGGACGTTGTAGTTAACAGCGAAGATAGAGATAGCTCCTGTAGTAACAGTTCCTGGTAAAGTGGTGGCAATTGATAATACAGCTGTGTCAATACGGGACATATTAAGTGTGCCAGAAGGCTGGTGATCCTCGGGTTTTATTGAGAAAGAATAAACGTTAATTCCCTGATGGAACTGGTCAGGTGTATTCTCATGATGTTGATATGGTTGAACAACTGAGAAATAATCACCGGGGCGCTCGGCATATCTGTCGTTGCCATTAAGAACCATTTTAGATTTAACAGTAGGATTAGTAGATTCTAAATAGTTGTTGCCATCTCCACCACTTGTGTTAAGATTAGCAGATGAGTAATTGTTCCAGTGAACACCGGGAGCATTCTTTTTAGTCACCCATACGAGTTCTTTACAAGGATGATTAAAATTCATACGTAGACTTTTCATTGATTCGGCACCATTTGATACTGTGTCAGATCCAGTGAATTGAAGTTGTTCAATAAGGTACTCGTGAGTAACTTGTGCAAAACGTCTTCTTTCATCTGTATCAAGGAAAATATAATCAACCCATATTCTTCCACTATCTAAAGATAATTTGTCAGCAGATTTATAATAAGTATCTCCATCGCTATTAGAAATAGGTTCTTCAGCGTTATCATCTACATCAGTATAATTGAATGATTGAGTATCAAACATGTTTATAGCCGATTCATATTCAATATTAATTTTAACTTCGTGATATTGAAGAGCAATTAAAGGTAGAGCAAGACCAACATTTCTACAGAACCAGAATTCAAGAGGAACATATAATTCATATGATTTTCCAGCGTTTAATTTAATACATCTGTTATATTTATCGGCACCAACCATAGCTCTATAGCCTTCTTTTTTACCAGGTGAAAGAGTTAATTCATTCCAAATATATAACCACTCAGAATAATGTTTATCAATTCTTTGACCACCAATTTCTATTTCAACAGTTTTTAATAATTTTTGACCGAAATTAGGCACAAGAGCATATGCTTTATCACTACTATTCTTAATTACACCATTGAAGTATACGCGATTGATTAAATCACCATTACGAGTGATTTGAACACTTATGCGAGAACCTAATGAGTTATTACCTGTTGGGGTTTGTTCAATTGCTTCAATAGCAAAATTAGTGTGTCTACGATAAACTACTTTGAAAAAGGTAATTTGGGGATTACCGGTTAAATAAACATCTTGAGCACCATAGGCGACCAACTGAAGAAGACCACCACCCATTTATGCTATATTCTTTATACTATAATAGGAGAAAAAAAATGTTTGATATTTTTATTTAAAAAATAAGATGTTAAATAGCTTAATTGGAATAAGCAAGACCACCCATACCCGAGAGAATACGAAGAACGTTGTAGTTGACAGCATATACATATAAGCTAGTTTTTGAATATGTATCATCATATGATAATTCATTCATTGTAAGATTGAGAACAGATGTATCAATACGGGACATATTTAATGATCCTGAAGGCTGGTGATCCTCGGGTTTTAATGAGAAACTATAT